CACTATGTTGACCGGTTTCTTGGACTCCATCCAATAGCAGAAAAGAATTGCGATTATTTTGTGTGTAAAAATGATCATACTCAAGCCATTCTATCAGCTCCTCCCGGATCAATGGCTGGTAATGGCAGATGTAAACAGTGTGATGAACCGCTTGAACTTTATTGTGAACCTCCACATCTAAGAATATTCAGGTTCGCAAGTCATAACTTACCGGGGACAGCAGGCGGGGATGCACAGGAAATTAAGAACACGCAATACCCTGAGTTTAAGAAATGGCTGCCTCATAACCTTATTAAAAAGGATATTAACTCCCGCAGCCCTGTGCTGTACGTAAAAGATATTAATGGGGGTGGTGATATCCTTGCTGAGTATGTTTCCTACGGGCAGGATGTTCAGGCAACAGCTGGTCCTCAGCGTCGTTCCATCTGGTGCGATGAGGAACCAAACGTAGATTTCATGGAAGAACAGTACCCCCGACTTCTCGGTGCGAACGGTGATGTTGTTTTTTCAATGACCGCTGCGAGCCGGATTTCGTGGCTTTATGATGAATATTACGAACGGGCTTGTATCACATATAGGACCGATGCTGTTGTTGATTCCCCAGTAACGAAGAAGTTTTTTGGGGATTTACCTAAAGCCGATATTCGTAATACCGGGAAAGATATTTGTGTAATCCAGTTCGCTACTGATGACAACCCGACCTTGAAGAAGGAAGCGATTGACGAGCTATTTGCAAATATTGATGATGATGCAACACTGGTCCGCAGAAGGTACGGAGGGTTTGCTCAGGCTTCTGGGCGTGTCTTAAAAGCGTTTACTCAGGGGACACATGTTATTAGAGGGGAAACATGGTTCCCAGAAGGTGTTCCTGTTGGCTGGACACATGCCCGTGGGATTGATTACCACCAGAGAGTTGACTGGCATGTTTTAGCTATGTGCCTTTCGCCAGAGAACGAGCTGTTCATCTATAAGGAGAATAGGTTTGATCCCGGTATCCTCACGACTTACGATATTTCTGAGAGAATTTCTGTAATGACTGGGGACGAAATAAGGTTCCAACTTAGTCTGATCGATCCGCTTGCAAACCAGATACAAACAAATACCGGGTTCACAACGGTTCAGGATTTGAACAAATATTTCAGCGACTTTAAACGAGAAGATATTGGGACTGGAGGGTACTGGACACCTTGGGATACTAAATCCTTGAGGGGGCGTGAACAACTCAGGTTAAGGCTGAAAAACAGTAATCGTTGCATGAAACCTTTCAACAACGAAGTCAACACAGAACGAGGCCCGACGTTCCTGCCGACAATATGGGTGCTTGACACTTGCCCTCAATGTGCGCAATATCTGCGCATGTGGCGGCATGAAGAAAATAAAGGAAGGGATGATGCTGCCACGAAAGATGAGAAAGAAAGTGTTTCTCAGAAGTGGAGTCACTACCCCATGGTCGTTGAAGGTATCCTTAAAGAGCGGTCCTTTGTCCCCAAGATAGGTAGACGGATGCTGCAGGATAAATATACTGACAAGCAACGCTACATGACTGGAAGGCGATAAAATGGCTGATGGCGTAGAAGAACGAATTACTGGGAGAATCATCGATCAGGAGGTCGCCCGGGCCAGAGTCAACATGAGTGACGACCACGCTGACTATGAAGGGGTGATCGATCTCATAGAGAACGAACGTACTGAAAAAGAGTACGACTGGATGAGCAATATAGCACTTCCTGAATACGCATCCCATTTCCTTACTCAAGCTGCAGACGATGCTAATCAGTATTTTGCTACCCGGGACTTCGTTGAAGTCTATATCCAAGACAAAAGTGACGAGGCGAAAGCCGCCGCTAAAGTTAACAAAGAACTTATCAATAAGACTCTCAACCAGAGGCATGTCAACCACTACCCGAAATATATGAGAGCCAAGCTGAATAACAACTCATTCAAAAATGTTGTAGCCCGGTGCTGGTGGGAACAGGAATGGCGAACCGGTGTTGTCGATACGGTTATGAGGGCCGAAGAATCGCAGACTACCGATATCAATGGGCGGCCACTTGTCACCTCAGAACAGGTTCCCTATCAGGAAGTGTATGAAGAAGACGTAATGGGTGAAGTGGTGGTTAAAGACCAGTTTAACTGGGATGTGATTGATCCTCGGAACGTGTTCTACGATAATACTTATGCCTACACGTTACAGGATAAGAAATGGGTAACAATCAGTTATGAACGTACTCTGGCACAATTGAAGAAGGATCAGGAAGATTACAACTATATCAACCTAGACCAGCTTGAGGATATAAGACCGCCGGAAGAAACCGAAACGTCAAAACGGTCCTACAACAAAGATGAGAACTGGAATAGTGCCGCCCACAACCTTGACTTTGACATCTATGAGAGGCACGGGCTTGAGTGGTGTATTGTGAAGACTGACGCAGATGGATTACCCATGTACGACAAGGAAGGCAACCCAACAGAAGTTGAATACGGGTACGATGAGAACGGTGAGATTCTTGATGAGGCCGAACAGCATGAACTGATTGTAACAGTCGCTGTTGGGGGAGCCACCAAGGTTCTTATCAGGTTCCAGCCGCAGCCGTATAAAGATTCTCTCGGCAACAAGTTCCGCCCCCTGATCAGAGGGATCAACTATATTCATCCGTCAAAAGACGGTGGGATCGGGGACGCAAAATACAATCAGGAACTGTCCATGGCTATCAACGATACTCTGAACATGAGTAATGACCGGACAAAGTTGGCGACCTTGCCGACCCTTAAAGGTAATAAGTATGCTCTTGAAGATAACGAAACAGTCTATTTCGCACCTGAACACGTAATAGAACTGTTCAACACAGACGATCTGGAAGAGTTTAAAATCAGTTCCGATATCAGTGGAGCTGTCAGTATGATGTCTATATTCCAAGGGATGATGCAGCAAATTAACGCAAAAGCTCCCCCGCAGCTGGGTGGGCTTCCTGAAATGGCGAGTACCACAGCAACTGCGGTTGCTGGATCAGAACAGCACAGTAACTCCAGAAACTCGTACCGGTCCCTGACATGGGAATATACGTTCCTCACTTCTCTTTACTGGATGATCACTCAGATGTTCGGCCAGTTCGCTCAAGAAGAAACCGCACTCAAGATGTTAGGTAGTGAAGAGAGTCTGATGGCATTCAACCCTGATTACGAGTATTTCTACAAACCGGTTACAGGTAGCGTGGAAACAGAATATTCTAAGGGCAACAAGATCAGGGAAGCGACTACTCTGTTGGGGTACGTGATGCAGAGTCCTAACCCGAAAGCTGCGGCTGTTGCAAACATGTTGCTGGCAGAAATATTTGAAACGTGGGGTAAAGAAAAAGAGAAGTATGCGATGGCCCTACTTGACGATACTCAGCCAGTTACTGAACAGACCGGGGTTGGGGACGTTGAGGGGAATAACGCTGGGGCTGTATCGAACCAGAACGTGATCCCCATGTCAGGTATGGAACGTGGTGTGAGAGGCGGTATCTAATGCCAGTTGCTTCACCAGAAGATTTGCAAGATTTCATGAAGAAACAGAATATGGGCCAGTCTGCTGCTCAGACGTTCCTCAACGATTATATGGTACTCAAACGGCTGGCTGAAGAGTTTGATTCTCCGCTGGTAGAACATTTGCGGGGACGGTTGGAAACCAGTTTAAGGCAGCACGGAGTCGCATTACTGGAAGAACACGAACCGAAAGAACCATGGATAACGACATGTGATTGTGGGAAAAAACACAATTTACATAGGCTCTACTTCCACGTTTACAATGAGGTGTGGAAGGATATTACCAGTATCATTAAGAACTGGTACAAGAAAAACACTGCGATCAAAGAAGGTGGTAGTAGGTAAACAGGAGGTATAAATGACTGACAAGGCTAGTAGTGACGGGCAAGCCGCAGAAGAGAGTCACGCAGTCGGCCTGACAGCCGAACGCCGGGAAGAACTCGCTGACGCTTGGGACCACGAAACAGCCAAAGACGAACCCGAAGTAAAGGAACCGCCTGCAGGAGAGGAACCGAAAGAACCTGAAGGTACTGGCATTGAACCCGTGAAAGACCCGGATCCTGACCCGGACGGAGAGAAAGACCCTGATCTGGAGAAGGATGAGAAGTACGATCACGGCGAACAATCAAAGTTGGGCCGGAGGGTTAAAAGGCTTCAAGACCGGGATGAGGAACGAGAGAAGAAGCTGGACGAAGCTCTGTCTAAGATCGAACGCCTCACCGGTCATATTGAAGCCTTATCTGTCGGAAGTAATCAGGAACCGGGACCAGCTACCATAGATGATCTCGATGATGATGCTCTCCTTACTGCAGCCGATTACAAACGACTGAGGGATTCGGAACGCAGGGAAGCTAACGCAGTAACGTCTGAACATGAGAAGCAGGATAAAGAGTATACAAATGGTTATCACAAGGCGATCCAGAGTTATGTGGATGCTGACGATTTTGACCAGATTTATGAGGCTCTTACTGCTGACGGGTCAGAGTTCAACAAGAAGTATACGGACCAGCCTTTTAACGATGTCCGGTTGAACGTAGCTGAAGCCCGTCTAAAGTTCGGTGCTGCGAAAGTGGAACCTGATAATAAGAACCCGAAACTCCAAGGTAACAAGGCGGAGGGAACCGGTGTCGGCGGAGAAGGCCATGTGGACAAGAAAGAACCCAAAGGTATCGACATTAACAAGCTGTCGCCTGATGCTCGGGAACTTTTGGACCACGCAAAACGTAAGGGCCGTGATCCGCAGACTATCGCTAATAGGGCATTAGGTGAGAAACAATAGTAGGCAGAAAAAGGTTCGTGACCATAGGCGAACGAAACGTATCTTTGGGACGGATGAAGATGCTGGCCGATGGTACAGATGTCATCATTGTGGCTTTGTACTTGATCGGGAGAAGAACCCAGAAGCGTTTCAGGATATGAACGCCCGTGCAGGGAACCATAATGCTTACGATGAAACCGCCTATGAATCTACCCCCGGTAGGTATAACACTATTTCCACTGTTCGGGAGTCTCGGGAAGTGACACTTGTTCTTATAGACGCAGCGGGTGACGATCAGGCTGTACTCACGTACCCTGAACTAAACTTTGTCGGTTGTCCGCTATGTGGGACAAGATCAAACAGAACCTAAACGGAGGTATCACATGGGTTTTAAAATATCGGAACTGAACACTGAAAAACCGAAAACCGTGTGGATGCCAGTTGATGGTACTGACACGCTTTACGTTGGTCAGATTGTCCAGTCAACCTCTGATGGTGTTGCGCCAATGGGTGCAGCCGCCGGAGTCTATGACCTCACAGGGAAAGTTATTCCCTACGGGATCGTTGTAGGGACAAACTACCGTAAGCCTGTCTACAATTCTACCTATAAGGCGAACAGTATTACTGGTGTCGCTGCTTCCGGCTCTCAGGACGATCTTGAGAAAGTCGGAGGTCACGGGGCGTTAAACCCTGTTGGCGACAATCAGGCCAAGGTAGAAGTAGCTATCATCACGCCATCCACAGTCATTGAAGGGCCGTTCTTTAACGGTTCTTTCGGGACTGCAATGTCCACATTCACCGTTTCTGGTGCATCTGCTGACGGCTGTATCAGTGATACTGCCACAGGTGCAACTACAGACTTCACCCCTGTCGATTCCATGTGTACCATGTACGGCAGGACTGGTGCGAACGCTGGTGCGGCAAGAATCACTACCGATACCAGCACAACTGAACCCGCAGTAGTGCATGGGTTCCCCGCTGCTGCCATTGCTGTTGGTGACACGTTTGTTCGTGTCCCGGCAAGAATGGGTATTTCGTATGTCAACTTCGATTCGGAGTCGATGTATATCGAGGGTTCAGCAACCCCGGCTACTAACTATTACGTGATCAACGTGGTAGAGCTGAGATTAGCGGAGTCAGGTAAAGAAGCTGCCGTGTTTATGTTCACGGTAGACAACTTCACCGTTAACAGAACGGCTAACACCTAACGGTCGGGTAAAAGGAGAAAGTCATGGGTAATCCCGTTATATCAAGTGATTTTACTCGGCTGCTGGACGATGTCCTGACAGAAGTAGCTGAGTCTTCGGCAAAATACATGGACCTCCAGAGCATGATCCCAACTCTGTTCGCTCAAGCTGATAGCGACAAGGCATGGGAAGAGTTCTTTGAGGTCGGTGGAGTTCCTGATATCCAGGAGTTTACGGGAACCATCCCGTACCTGTCTATCGCTCCGGGATTCCATAAAAAGATCGAACACCGGGAGTATGCTGGTGGCCTTCAGATCGAACGTAAGTTGCTGGACGATAAGAGGTACGCAGTTCTTGAAGAGAGAACATCCGGCCTCATGGAGTCTGCATACCGTGTTCGTGAGAAGAAAGCTGCCCGTGCGTGGCAGTATGGCTTCAGCACCTCTTTCGATTTCATGTCTTCGGAAGAAGGCGTTGCGTGGTGTAGTAACAGCCATGCCACGAAGTCTGGTGTTTCGACCACAACCGGTTTTGATAACCTCAATACCACAGCCCTCTCTAAGACCTCTGTCGCTGCGGCACGGCTTGCCATGCGCAGGTTCAAGACCGACATTGGTGAGAGGTTTGAAACTTCGGATGATCTCTGGCTCATCGTTCCCGATAACCTTGCGGATACCGCAGAGGAAATCGCCGGGACTGTTAAGAGCCTCGATACTGGTGACGGCAACATCAACCCTCAGTACGGAAGGTATAAGGTAGTTCCTTACCTCCGGCTGGACGATGTTGATACGAACAACTGGTTTAATTAATGGACCCACTATTGTTATGAACTGTAAAAGCTGTGGTAAAGAGTTTGAACTTAAAGGTAAGCGGTATCCGTACTGCTCCGAAAAGTGTCGGAAAGAGTATGGGAAGTTTTCCGCTAACTGCAGCTTCTGCGGTAGAGAAATTATGAAACACCGGTATCAAGAAAGTAGATCAAAAAATTTCTTTTGTGACATAGCCTGTAAAGGTAAGTGGCACACAGAAAACATTACCGGTGAAAACGGTTACAACTGGCGTGGTGGATCGTGGAATAACCGTGTCCAACTCTTAGCACACACATCTTATCGTACATGGAGAGCTGGCCTCCTTAATGGAGCCGTATGTATCCTTTGTGGGACAGATGAAAAATTGGAACTACACCACATCGTAAGTAAAGCTGCGAGGCCGGACCTTATTAAAGATGAGCAAAATGTTGTTCCTATTTGTGCTAAAGAACACGACATATTTCATAGCAATAGTTGCAAAGGCGGTGAATTGCGGGGACTCCTAAACGACATATTGTCGCATGGCAATCCGCAGCCAAGCCTACCGAATGTATTGTTGTATGTAGGTAGGAAGGTTCAGAGACTAATGGGTGAGGACATACAATCCGATAAGCCCGACACGAGCGCCGCCCCCGAAAGGGATGATATAGTCCGAGCTTACTCCGAAAGGGTAAGAGGCTGATGTTAAACGCATTGGCGATAACAAACTGCATGGTGGATGGTCAGCGTCTAAAGAAAGAACTGATCTTCTACGATAGGATCAGCCCGGAGTACAAGACCGAAGTTGACTTCGATACCTACCGGGGTCTGCAGGCAGTTTACATGCGGATCAGCTATGGTTGGAAGGACTGGCGTAGCGTTCTCGGATCTCAAGTATCCTAGTCTTTACAGTGGGTTGCAGCATTTGATGTTTGAGTGTTGCCATCCATAAACCCTCAACCCTGCTGGCGGTGGCGGCAATTAAGCCGCCCCGCTGGTGGTTTTCCACTGGCAGGAGGACGTTATGAGTAGATACAGTTCTAAAGGCCCAATTAAATCCACTGGTGGCTTTGAGGTTGGTGCTGGTGGCAGTGAAGCGTCTGCTACCTTTACCGAAGTCATCGATTCCAACGGTATGTTTACCATTGGGACTTCAAAGGTGGCGGTAGTTGACGCTGCTCCTTCCGCAACCACTCTTACCGCCGCCCAGTCTGGGTCCGTGGTATCTATCAGTAGTGCAACAGGAGCGAACGTTGTTACGCTTCCGGCTGCGGCTGCTGGTCTACAGTACAGAATGGTCGTGTCAGCTTCCGGTTCAGCCGTCACTGTTACTCCTGGTAGCGGTGATAAACTTGTACTGATGAACGCAACGGGGTCTTCAGTTATTGGTGCAACTGCCGCGGCAGGACTAAGTTTGACATATTCCACGCCTAACGCTGGTGCTGGTATGACATTGACTGCTGTTGATGCAACCAAGTGGATTGCCACTGGTGCTGTAGGTGCTTGGGCAGCGACGTAACCCTTGATGGGGGTCGGTTTCGGCCCCCTTCATTGAATATGGAGGTTTGTACCAATGGAGAATTTGTATATTCTTGCTAAGGGCATGAGCATGTCGGCTTGCCCGAAAAGGGAAGACATTGGAGCAAACGATGAGATGTGGGGTCTTAACGGGGTATATAGGGATAGACCTGATATTGATAAACTGTTCATATTGCATGACATAAGGACAGTCGCATTAGCTGAAGACCATAATGTAATAAACAATCTGAACGATTTAGATGTAGATATATATACGAACACTCCAGTCCACCCACTAGACAGGAACATCTGTTTCCCAGCAGAAGAAGTGGCAAACCGGTTTGGTATAGAATACTTTTTAAACGTAATCTGTTGGATGATAGCATATGCCATAACACAGAAACCGAAACATATCTTTATTTATGGTGCAGACTACGTTTACGGTGTGGACATAAATGAGAAGGCGTGTACAGAGTGGTGGTTGGGTGTTGCTTTTGGTATGGGTATCGGGATAACAATACCTGATGGTTCTTCACTTTTAAAACCACCCGATATGAGGCAACCTTATTACGGGTATATTATTGACAGGAAAGAACCGGACGGGTTGCTTAACATATTGAGGCCACACCTTAAAAACAACAACACAGAGTTTGCAAAGGAATACGAATTGGTCCCATTAGACAGGGAAGAAGCACGGGTTGATCTTTAATTGTGAACCGAACTATTTGGACGGTACTAAGCCTCGGCTGAATGCGAGATATGAATTAGTACCCGCTAACCAAGGAGGCGAGTAATGGCTGTAACTTACAATGAACTGGTAGAAGAATTTGGATTCGATATGTGGCCCCCTAGTGACCGTGTTGCAGGACGGATTGGTTCTGCGAAACCAGCATGGTATTTCGATGGACACCTTGAGGAAGAGGTCCGGAACCTTGAAAACCAGAAGGCTATGATTGACCGGGGTGGAGTATCCCCGGAGAACATGCACAGGATCAAGCAGCAAGTAGCGAGGGACGAAGCGAAAATCGATCTCATTACCGATACGTTCCCTAAACCATCCTCGGCCAAGCAGGACCGGCTCAGTGCGATCTGGAAAGAAATCGGAGAGGCTATTAGCCGGTCTATGTATAGCCACTCTGAAATGAATAGTGGAGCGGCCAACCCGCATGAAGAGGTCCGGAGAGCGAAAGACCCGGTTGTCCCTATAAGCAGGCAGGTCGCTCGATGGATCATTTACTGCAACGGGAACGTTGTCAAAACAAAGGATAACGAACTTAAAATCAAACGTGACGATGCTGTCAGATCATGGCAGATTGCCGGGAGAATTTTGGGTGAGAACACTAGAACAGAGGATTTGAGGCCAATGGAACGGCCAGTCGGGACGAGAGAAGGCGACTATGGCCGGATTTTCCAAGGGTTCAATCAGGATGCAGGAGAAAGCATGTCCATGCCAGAGCAGCAGACAGAACTGGCAGAAACAGAACTGATGGACGGTGCTGAACTCCTTGACGATGAGCCGGAACCTGAACCGGAACCGGAGAAAAAAGTACGGGGTTGCGCCGAATGCGGTATGGACATTTCTAAGACACACCATGCCCAGAGGTATTGTGCTTCGTGCAAAGAGGTAAGAGATGGACGGAAAAACGTTGACTCGGATGTTGGCGGAGGTACTTAACGAGAATCCTGATACTTCTGGTCTTGCAAGTGAAGGGTCAAGGAACTCTTATGATTACCTCTGGCAGGCAGCGGTCGAGTTTAATAACCGCACACAGTTCCTCCATACCTATCAGGAGATTACTACTGTTGCTGATCAGCAGAGTTATGTCCTTAATGCAGACTTCCAGAAGCTGTTCGCAAAGGATGATCTCAAGAACTTTTTCATAAAATATACTGATGACGATGATGTTGTTTCAACGATCTACTACCGGCATCAGGAAGATATTCTTATGGGCGGGGAAACCGATTCAGTAGCGGTCCCCGCCTATTTCTGTATCAGGGATAGGGAACTCACCACGGCTAC